GCACTAGGTGCTGAACAATTTTTTCTAGATGCAGTTGTATCTAGAAAAAATAATTAGGCACTAGGTGCTGAACAATTTTTTCTAGATACTTATGCGGAATTATTAAATAATTCCATATATGTCTAATAATATAGATGGATGTTTTTCTATCATTATTTGCAGGAGCAACTGCAAAAATTTATGATGATTGTGTTGATAACAAAATAATTACAAATACATATCATATTAAAATGTTAGAAACCCTGCATTGTTATCTTTTAGGGGGCTTATCCATAAATAATTTTACATTTAGTTTAATCGCATTTATAGTAATTATATGTAATTATATTGGAGGTAAAGGACAATACAGTAATCCTTATGAATTTTCTCTTATGGCAATGTACCCTATTTTTATTATACTAAGTTATAGTAAAATAGCATTCTTGACTGTATTTGATTGGATATTATTTATTTATTTATGTGTAATGCTTTGTTTAGAACCTATTTTTATAAAAGAAGATGCTAGTCCCCGAAAGTTAATATTACGATTTATATATACTGCTTTTTTTACATTATCTATGCCTTTTTATTATAAATTATTAAGCAATGGGGTATTTCTTACATTACTATATATCATAGGTTATTCAATAATATCTATAGGATTTCAATTATATGTATGCTCTCATATGAGTATAAGTGAATTTAATAAACAACTATATGAAGGATTTCAAGATCTGGTTTCAGATATATTGCACAAATTTATTGGTCTTAATCTGGAAAAATCCCATTCTCACCCCGAACCAAGTTTAGACAAATCCAATAAGCAGCAAGTTCCCGCAAATACTGATCCGGTGGTTCTGCCACTTCCAGAATTAGACGAAGTAAATTTAGAAACTATCAAACCGCTACGTATTTAATGCCATTAAATATCAACTTAATAATTTAATATGGATATAGGCGCAGCATTACTTGCAGGTGCAGCAAATAAGATCTACGATGACGGTATTGAAAATAAGTTAATTACAAATCCGACATACAAAGCTTTATTGGAAACTTTGCAGTGTTTCTTATTGGGGTTTATTTCTACAAATAATTTTACATTTAGTTTAATAATGTACCTCACAAATTTAATAAACAGTCTTTCGAATGAGCATGCATTCAATGCTCCTTATGAGTTTTCACTTATTACATTATATCCTATTTTCATATTACTGAGTTTTCATACAAGAACCCACCTTAATACAATCGACTGGTTATGGTTTCTAGGAGCTATGGTTTTCGGATTAGAACCAATTGTAATAAAAGAGGAAGCAAGTCCGCGAAAATGTATATTTAGAGCAATGGTAGCAATGTTTTTCACAATCATGTCATTCCTCAATCTCGGATTGAGTCGCGGGACATATCTTGTTATGATTTACCTTATAGGATATTTGGCAATCTCGTCATTATTCCAATTCTATTTATGCGTACATATGACACTTGTTGATTTTAATCAACAGTTGCGCAGTGGTTCTTACACACTTTATACAGATATAATAAAAGTTCTTACTGGTATTAATCCGAGAAAATCTTATTCACAATCCCATTCTCAAACCGAACCCAGTTTAGACCAATGCAATATACAACAACCTCCCACTCATCCTGATCCGGTGGCTGTGCAACTTCCAGAGTTAGACGAAGTGAATTTAGACGACTTGCATTCAGAGATCCACTTGGCTGATGGACCCCAGGATGTCTAGCAAAACTATAACCATAAATATAATCATTATATGCGACAATTCCGCCTTTATGTTTCTCCGATATATGTGCTCGGAAATAATTCTCATCTGCATATACAAGGTCCATTCCGTTTGCCTGAAGACGAGCATTTACAAGGAGCCCCTTTGTCGGATTAAATATGGGGTCTTGTTTTCCTGTTAATATTGCAGAGTAATTCGTCCATTCATTCTGTATATTGGAGTCCTTTCGCCGAATAAACCAGATTATCTCCTCAATTGGTCCATTCGCCTCTAAGGGAAGTTGAATACTCACTGTATCGGTTTGTGGTTTTCCAGTGCGATATTTGAGAGGCTCAGTAAAACGAAATGTCTGGGTTTCCCTATACAACATATCATGGGCTTTCCGCATGTAGGCTTCGCGCAGAATCCCCGTAATTGCTGCAGAATATGTTATAAGACGCACATCAAGTGGTTGTGGTGTATGAGAAGGGACAGTATAAGAGAATTGATTATTGCCAGCAGTTTGCAGAAATGTCATTGTTTTCCCTATAGGTGTGTCATCGCAACTTGTGCGCATATAGGGTTTCAGACGAGTAATAACTTCTGAAAATGGGCGGAATGCAATGTGGATTCGTACGGTCTTGTCAGCTACACTTAACAGGGGAAATGCCTCGTTTAGACGCGTACGCTGGAAAAAGAATGGGAGTATGCATGTAACAAAGCCACGTGGTCCGCATGGGTAATCGAGTTGTTGTTGCTGTGGAGACTTAGAAACACCAAGTGCATCAATAGAAATTCCTAGTTGTGTATTTATATCGGTGAAAAGTTCCGAGAAAATATTTGCAAAATCCCCATCCACTGTTTCCAATACTTGGTCGCCTACTTCTAACTCGGCCTTTGCTATCAACGCAGTTCCAAGAGAATTTGCCCATACATAAGCATCTTGTGCAGGATTCACATATTGAATATCGCCCGTTCGTAGCCCTGCTACAATTTGGTCAGATAGCCAATGTTGTAGTTGTACTTGTACGAGCACCGAGAGAATTAGATCGCCCGTTGCAACGGACCCCAGGTCAAACGTGAAACGCCCTCCATACTCAGCAGAACCCCTATAGGGAAATTCTTGGATGGACATGGAGAACGGATGAATCCGGCGATAAGCGGGGTTAGTTGCAAAGAGGGTCTCCTCAGCATCTAAGGGGAAAAGTGTATTATCTTGTTCGTCTCTGCTAACTTGGTCAAGGACCGTTGTAATATCCCCTCGTGGTCGCATATAATCCATCTTAGGGATGGAGCGCTTCTTATTGAGTGTTTTTATATTTGTTTAGACTAATGAACCCTGCGAATACAACAGTTGTTGTATCTTCTTATAAAAAGCCAACAGATTGGACTGAGAGGCTAACAGGCTTTGATATTCGATGTTACACAAAAGAAGACCCCACAAGTCATTATAATGTAGATAAAAATATTGGAATGGAGGCTTCAACATATTTGAAGTACTGTATTGATTCCTATGATTCGCTGCCAGAATATACAATATTTCTTCATGATGAGGAGTTTTCTTGGCACCATGAAGGGAGTATTATTGATCGGATTCAAGAAAGTATCGGTTTTACTGGAGATTATAAGACACTAAATAATGCACATAATTTACCGGAGTTTTACGCAGAAATTAATTTAGCAGTATTACAATTTTATGCACATTTTTTGGAGCCATATTTGGGAGATATACGGAAATATGGGGAATTTCTTGGACCAAAACGAATCGGTGCTGCACAAATGATTATTTCTCGTTCTGCTATATTGGCGAGACCTTTCCAAATGTATCTTGATATTTATGGTTGGATAATGCAAATGGACGGTGATGATTTTCTGGTAAAGAAGGAAGTTGCAATATTAATGGAATACTTCTGGGGGCTAATTTTCGGAGATGTGAAACCGATGGATTTTACTGTATTGCGTGTTGCTGTTATTTGTAAGGGTGGATGCGGTCAAGGACAGATAGAATATTGTTATCAAGGAATGGATTTTTTTTGTACTGAAGGTGAGCCACATGGACACTGGAAAAATATATCATATTGTGATAATACAAAATACGATGTATTCTTACATATTGATGCGTCTATTAAGGGTGTAAATTATGATCATTTTTATTCATGCTTACGCGATGATTTCCCTTATAATGATTCTAATTTTGCAGTAACATTTGATGGTTATGAAGATAAGATTCTTCTATGCAATAAGGATGCATGTGGTGTTGTGCCAAAGCGCCTTATGTGTGATTTGCCAAAGCGCCTTATGTGTGATTTGTTTGGTCTAAAGAATAAAGTGTGTTAAAATGCAGAATGGCTTATGGGCTTGGAGAACTAATAGATGATTATGCTATTAAAAATATAGATAATGAAACAATTGGAGTAATATGTGGGTTTATTACTGTATTAACCGGATTTCTTATGTATGCAACTTACAGACTCTATAACTTACAACAAGATATTGCTCCTGATATTGAGCTCTAATTAGCATATAATAATCCTCCTCGACCTTCCCTTATAGAATATGTACCGTAACCATCCACAATGACACTCATTACAGTGTTGCTTGTGTATGATTGTGCTAGATCTACATATACTGTTGGTCTATCCGCACTCGTGAAGTTTAGTGTTCCAGTTGGAGAGTATTCTCGTGGGCCAACATCTCTATGTTGAGACCCATATGACCAATTCATAGATCCAATAGAACGTCCTGAATACCGCTCTTGTTTTGCGTGGGATTCAATGTCCTGCCACACTTGCGAGGTCCAGAATTTCTCGCGGTCTTTCCCCGCAATAGAGAGTTTTATTGCGTTATAATATGATGTCGGATCGGCGGCATCTGTGCCGGCTTCAAACTTCCACAAGCGGTTTGCATCCATATCTTCGCGACTGCGGAAATACCAATATAATTGTTCCGCTGGGTGGCGACCTTCAATAAGGCGCTTTGATACCGCGACCGTTCCTGTCGCAAGTGGGGCATAGTCTAATGGTCCAAATGTGAAACGATTTTCATAAAGGCGACTATATGGAATAATATATTCCTCAGTGGGATATGAAAGGGCTTTCTGTGCTTCTAGATCAATATAGAGTTGTCTATTTTCAAGTAAAAGTGTAGGATCCGCCATTTCATATCGAGACAACGATGTAAATTGCATAATATTACTTGCAGAATCAATAATGGAAAATGGTCTATTCCAAGGATTCGGCTTCCCCACTTGCCCAACATCAGAACATTCAACAAGATCTTCTAGACGGCGCAAAGTGAGACGTAGGCGAAACTGCTGAGATTCAGTTGCACATAGTGGCAGACCACCTTCATCTGGATGTTGGCAAAAAGGGAGAGGAATCTTCAGGCGATAAGTCTGACTTGGAGTGGCCGATCGCTGAATCGCCAGGGCTGATCCATCATGCACACCTGTAAGGGAATTCTCTAAGAATGCGGAGTTATAGGAGCCTCGTAACTGTCTTTGGGCAAAGAGTGCATCACCAGAATATTCTTGAAGTAATATATTATCTTGATAAAATTGTATTTTCTCAAATAGGAAATATGCTGCTCCATTTACATAGCCATAGCGATTGCCTGGACTAGGGTTAAATGCAGTATCTGTAGTAGTAGTTGTAGTCTCCGTATAATATGTTATATAATTTGATGTATAATTATATACATTAATCTGCGTAATTATATTTGGTTGAATGATTGCTTGTGACCATGTTTGACAATTATCATCTGATATAAGTAAATATGGTATAGCGCTCATATTTTGTGCAGCAGCAATCCAGCGAGACCCGTCAATATACTGAATATCAGTATATGCTTGATATGTAGTATTAGTTGTTATTTTTAAAAAAGTTGCGCCTTCTGCACTAGTATAGAGATTTGAACCTTGTCCATCTGCAGCTATAAAACGGTCATTTCCATAAGCAATTGCTGTACTATATTCTATAGTATTTCCATTTGTGAAAAAAATTGTTGTATTATCATCGCCATTTGTAGATGGCGTCCAATTTGATCCATTATCTATGCTATATTCTATTGTATTACTGCCAGAAAGTCCGTTTCCAACTGCCACTAAAATACCTGTGCCATTTCCAACAATATTATACGCCCAGTTATAAAATGAATCAATCGCTGGTGTAAAATTACTTGTTGGATCCTGCGAATAGAAAATACGATTGCTAGTGGGACTTGAAGCACTAATAAACCAATTATTTTGTATATAATTAATAGAATTTAGAGTA